TGTGTTTTTAAAAACGCACCAACTTTATACTGATACTTACTTCTAAATATACTTGGTGTAGATACTTTAATAAATTTCTTTTTTCTCTTTCCATCTTTAACAACTGTACCCAAATCAAAAAACTCTTTCCATTCTTTTTTATCTCTAACAACTTTGGAATAGAATAACTTTGATCTGTCCTCTGCTGATGCTAGATTAATTGGTGTATCTCCGCATAGCTCTGTAATCATGGTATTTAATTCATGTTCTATCTCTGTGTGTTCATCTCTAAAATCTTTTTCAATCTCAAGAAGTTTAGGAACATCAACCTTGATACCATTATTTTCTATGTCGCATAGTGTTCTGCAAACATCCATGTGTAATTTAACTGTAGCTTTCATTGTGTAGCCCATTCTTGTAAGGAAATATTTAAAATATCAGCCTGTGCAAATGCTAACTCATACGCTGACTTTACATCTTGTACACCATACTCTGTAAGTTTATCATAAGGTATTTCGTCTACACCTTTTCCGGCTTTGATAAACTCATCAAAAATGTGAGACTTTTTCTCAGAAACATTGCGTCTTTTACAAGAAGCACTAAGAGATAACTCTCTATTTAATCCTCTAGCTAGTAAATACTCAACGCCCATTGTGTCCCAAACTTCTCCTTCATATTGAAAACCACAAGCCAGTAACCATTGAAGATCATACTTTATGTTATGTCCAACAAGCAAAGTTGTCCGGTTTAAAATATCTTGTAAGATGTCTATATTATTTTCTGTAGGCGGTTCTTCTGCATGATAGAAACATAAATATTTTTGTTCTCCACCATTTGTAAGATAGCCCACCGACACCAATATATTATTTCCATTGTACGGCATACTGTTACCTTTAGTAAAAGTATTTTCTATATCTAAACAAGTAATCATACACTATACCTTCCTGTTGCAATATTTATTTGAACAGGCACATTACCATGCCACCCATTTATTTTATTCTTACTTACTGCTAAGAAGCGAGTATTGTTTTCATCTATTCCCATTTGTTTACCAATACCTATAATTAAATCTGCTTCTCCGGCTTTACCTGTACGACTGTTATCAAGCATAGAATAATCTATTACTTCTCTTTCGTGTGCTTCATAACTAGCTTGTGATACAGCCCACACCAAACAATTATGTCTTTTGGCTAACTCTCTACCCATAACATAAATCTCTTTTAGTCTTTCATCTCCACGAGTGTATGTACCATCAATCTTAACTTTATCCATTTGATCTATAAATACTACGTCTGGTTTATTCAATGTAGTAAAATTTACAATCTCTTTGACACTAGTTCCTACACTATCCATCACAACTAAATTAGCATCAACCTTTTCTTTGTACTCTTCTATGTACCTATCCTTTTGTTTTTGCAGGGTATTCTTGTCAATATCAAAATACGCTGTAATAATTCTAAGTTTAACTTTCTTGGCTATTTCTTCGTTAGCCCAATAGTGTACTTTCTGTCCTCTGGATATGTAGTGTGATGCAAGATGAGCACAAAAACTACTCTTGCCTATCTCTGGTCTAGCAAAGATAATTCCAAAATCTCCTCTATTTAATCCTTGTACATTGCGTTCTAAATTATGTAATCCAAAAGTAAAGTCTGGTTGTTTGACTGTAGACTTTATTAATTCTTCAAAATCCTCATGTATAATTCTAAAACTATCTTCTCCATCAAGACTGTTAGATGCGACCTTTTCTATCATCTGTGAGATCTCAGAAAAAGCCATAGAGTTTTCACCTGTCCAAAAACCAACAGCTTTCTCTCCAATCTGTCTAGCCATGTCTCTTTGCCAAAAAGTTTTAGCCCAATCATACGCTAGGTTTACATCAACCTTTTTAACAGCTAACAAATCATCTATGAGATCAAAAGTTTGTACAGCTTTACTATCAGGCATAGCCGGAAACATTATTTTATGTACTGCTACTAATGTTGTAGCATCAAGACTTTCAATCTCCTCATATTTAAGATGGGCTTCTCTAATGGTGTGAGCCAATGACCGCCAATCTTTAGGAAACATGACTGGTGTTATAAAGTTTTTGGTTCTATCCCACACAGATTTATCTAGCATAGTAGCTAGGACATTTAATTCTATGTCTTGCATTATCCCCCTGCCTTCTTCATTCTACTTTCAGAAGGTGTAAGTTTCTTTCTATGATTTAGTGGTGGTTTTTTAAACCTACGTCTTGTTTTCTTTACAGGATTATAATTGTTTTCACCATACATTGATTTCTTTTTAGCCATTTTTAAATACCAATTCTTCTAGTTGTTCTGGGTTCATGTTTTTTAAATCTACTTCTGGAAATAAAACAGAAGAATATTTTACCTTATGTTTTATCGTATCACAAATCATCATACTTTTCAATACTGCATCTTTATCTAAACACACCAATACTTTTTCATAATTTTTTCTTGTAAGATAGTGTAATAATATTTCAGATAATATAGTACCACACATAGCTATTCCTACAACATTTTTCAACTTTGAAACAACACAAGCAGACGGAATATCTTCAACTAGGACAGCTATACTGCCACATCCTATCTTATAATCTGCTGATGTCTTTGCATATTTAAACCATTTTGGTTGAGAACTTGGTTTAAGAGATCTACCTACAGCATTGATTACTCTACTACTTTCTAAATCTTCTACTAAAAATACTATGCGGTCTTGTTGTGGATCATATTTCACATTGATGTGATCTTGAATAAAAAGGTCATAGCATTGTACTTTTTTTAAATACGCAATACAGGCATCATTACTATCTTTTATAGAAACTAGATTGGGTAAAGATATTTCATCCTGTATCATAGTTGGAATATCTGTGGCTTTAGAAAACAATCCATTTCTTAAATTGGTTTTTTGTAATCCAACTTTTTTATGTCCTTTTACTTCACAACTGGCATCAAAGCAATTGTATACAACAACCATTGATGTAGGTAAGTACATAGCTGAGAAAGTATTTCCACTTCCACACTCAGGACAATCTGAACGAACTCGACCTAATTCTACAGCATCATCAAGTAAATATTCAATATTTTCATTAATTGTTAATGTCATTGGATGTATCTTTCTTTTTTTTGTCAGTAGACCATTTAATTTTATTATATTTACTTCTGTAATTATCTGATGTATATTTCTGTCTTTCCTTTCTAGCTGAAGGAGTAGACCATCTCGGTTTTTTAGTTTGTTTTACCATTAATTAAATCCTAATATTGATGTTATATAGTTTACCCCCTCAAGGGGTTTTATGATTGTATCATGTATTTTTACAAAGGTCAATACATAAAAAAAATTAAATTTATGGTTGCAATAGTTTTTTATCTATGTTATGTAGGTTTAGTTTGTCGTAATAGAAGGGTGATAATAAAAATGAGATTATCAAATAAGGAGCAAGATAGAGGGTGGCACTTGCGAGTTTTTCATAGAAAAGCTGTAAGAAAACTTTATGAAGCTCGATGGGTTTGGTATCATACGATCCTAGCTGTCGAGCTTCTTATTTTAATCATTATTCAAACAATTGGATTATTCGTATGAAAGAAATAAAAAAAGTTACACCGACACACGATCTTAGTTGGTACGTCAAATGGGTAGCAACAGCAGTAATAATTGTTGGTGCTTGTCTAAATTCATTTGAATTGCAACCATATAGCCATGTTGTTATGTGTCTTGGTGCAGGGATGTGGTTATTTGTTGGTATTTTGTGGTACGATAGAGCATTAATTGTAGTAAACTCTGCTATTTTAGCAATATATTTTACAGGGTTTGTGATGTATTTAACTTATTATGTTTAATAACAAGGAGAGAAAGAAATGACTGTTACAAATTTAAAAGCAAAGCCTATAACCTCATCTCAATCTTTGAGAAAACAAATTGAAATTTTAAACTATCATATTAAAAATGCACCAACTCACAGCATTGTTATTACTTTTACACCAGAGTTAGCCGAATATATTTTGACTAACTATAATAAGAACAATAGACCACTAAAGCATGGAAAGATTATAGAGTATGCTAATTATATGACAGATACTAAGTGGCTTCTTACAGGAGCAACATTAGTTTTTGGATCTGATGGTTTGCTTAAAGATGGACAAAACAGACTTGCTTCTTGTCTTAGAGCAAATGTAAATTTCACTTCTCATGTTGTTTTTGGAATTGATCCTAAAGCCTTTACTGTAATGGATATAGGTGCTAACAGATCTCCTAGTGATATACTAGCAATTATGGGTGTTAAAAATCATATACAGATTACAGCTTCACTAAAACTTTATATGGCTTGGAAAGAAGGTAAAACAAATACTGGAGTTCATAAAGTAACTAATGAAGAAATTCGTAAATTTTTTATTAATAATGCTGATGAAAGTGCTTGGCAACGAGCTATAAAGTTTTCTAAAGATGTGTATAGAACAACAAACTATCCTCAAAGTATGCTTGGTGCATTATACTATTGGGCTTTTGAAAACAACGAAGAAAAAAAACTTATAAAGTTTTATGAAGAACTTCGTGATGGATATGGTAAGGCAAGATCACCACAAAAAATGTTAATGAAACATATTAATCAAATGAAGAATGATCGTTTTTATAAAATAACTAGCCATGAATACGCAGTTATTCTAACAAGAGCTTGGTACAATTATAAGAATAATAAACTGTCATCTAAAGCTGATATAGTAGTTGGTTTAGATGATAGACTACCATTAATTTAACAAAAGGTATAGTAGTGATTTATGTACCAATAACATCAAGCATGAAGCGAATAGCGACCAGAAATGCAAATCGCATGGGTCGTATTCGTAATAGTATTACTCGTGGTCAGGGTAATTCCTATGGTTTTTTAGGAGAACAAATAACACAATTAGTTTTAGGTGGTGAAATTGTAAACAAGGGTAAAAAATACAATGTAGACTATGATCTTGTTCTTGATGATGGCACTACAGTTGAAGTAAAGACTAAGAAAACAACAGTTGAACCAAAAGATTACTATGAGTGTAGTGTCGCAAAGTACAACACCAAACAAAAGTGTGATTATTATGCTTTTGTAAGAGTGCTAGATACTAAACAAGGTGGTTGGTTTCTTGGTGTTATGCCGAAGGAGAAGTATTTTATCAATGCAAAGTTTTTAAAAGCCGGAACAAGAGATGGTGATAATGGATTTCTTGTAAGGGCAGACTGTTATAATTTAGCCATTTCAGAATTACAAGGGAATATTGATGGTGTACGATAAACAATATTATGAAGCCATGAAACATAGATGGGAAAGGCATTACGATAAACAATACTATGAAGCTAACAAAGAAAAAATATTGGCAAGTAATAAAAAGTCTTATGAACATAACAAACATAAGTATAACAAAACAAAACTAGCATGGGCTAGAGCTAATCCAGAAAAAGTAAAAGAAAGCCGTAAAAAATATCGTGAAGCTAATAGAGAACAATTAAATCAAAAAAGAAAAGAATATTACAGGG